GATGTGATGTCGAGCCAGAAGCTATTGCGGTCCCACTTGTTCACGCTCTCGGTGCCGCTGTGAGCTGGCACCGCGGAAGAGCTGACGGTCAGCGTCTCCGAGTATTCAGTGGCCAGATACTTCCAATCCGCCCACATAACATTGATATTGTTCTCGGCCTGCTTGATCCAATTAGCCGCATTCCACAGCTGGCCAGTCAATCCCACTAAGGTCTCGGGCTTCGTGGCACCTTGATTGATGCCAGCAATGCCTAATTCAGTTGCAAGTGCCTGTACCAGCTGCAGATAGTTCACACATGCCCCTAGCCGGCACTATTCGCCGCGATCAGAGTTTCAATGTTGATGACTTTCGAGCCGGGACCACCAGCAATCGGCAGCTGGGCATCGATCAACAGCTTCGCGATCTTTGCCGGGTGCAATGGCCCGAGCTCAGCTCGCAGTTCGTCATCGGTCTTGGGCGCCCCTACAGGCGCGGTCGGCGCTGGTCCAGCTGCGCCAGGTCGAACAGGATCGGTTATCTCAAGGGTAATGCCCGGGCCCACTTCGCGACCATCGGCACCAAAACAAGCGCCGCCCTGTTCAAAAACAGCGCCATATTCGTGAATCCCAAAAATCTGTCCGTACTTCTTAGTCTTATCGAGTGTCTTTGCCATCTTGGCTCTCCGTTTTGGTTGACTGGTTTTTAATAATTCGGCTTGTCGTTGTGCTCGCACATCGGGACGCGAAACGCGACCCCGGTCTCAATGCTGCCGGTGCCGTCGAGGTTGGCCTCCATATCGGCGATCGGTCGTCGTGATGTCATGGCGGGATTGCCGCCCTCTGTTGGCGCTGATTCGGGTAGGTCTATGCGATCGTAAGGATACGGGCCAGGCAGGCGATTCTTCCCGCCGCCTATGTACATATCGTCGTCGCCGCTGGGCTGGCCGCTGCCATCGCCAAGTGCTTTGCGTGTGTCCATATCAGGTACTCCAAAAGCAGCCCCGGATTGCTCCGAGGCTGCATGTCGTTTACGCCATCTTACTTGATGGTGTGACCGCGTGGGGCTGGTGTGCTTGGATTTGCAGCCGGCTTTTCGTTCTTGCCGACGCTATCCATGCCGCCTACTTCGCCGATCTTCTCTTTGTGAGAGGTTCCTGACTCGAGGCTGCCGCCCTTCTGCTCTGCGTCCCTTTTCATAGCCCTAATCTCCGGGTGAATTGCAGGTTAAAAGAAAGTCAGCTGATTACCACCAGCTGACAACGACCGTCACATGACCGATACCAGCCGGCGTGCCGCCAGTGTTCGCGATCGTAGCGACCTCGAGCTGCGTGATGGCTTCCTGACCGATATCAATGACTCCCGAGCCACCATGACCGATGTCCTTCAGCGGAGTAGCTGCTGCTGGCGCATCGGCTATGTTGTAGCCATCGGTAGCCGCCGCCGCCTGCATATCCAGCTCGGCATACCTGTCGGCATCAGCCGCAGTACCGATCCGGATAAAGGCATTGGTCGTCACACCATTGAACGTCTCAGTGACCGCAACGTGGATGTCCTCGATTCGGCATCGAGTCTTTCCGCTTGGAACCGCGATTGCAAAAGCTGCCCCAGCGGCTGCGATGTCCTGCAGGCCAAGCGAGTAGCTGATCGTTAACGGATTGTCGTAATTACTCATTTCATTCTCCTGTGAGAGTCAGAATCAACAGCCTAAGCTGCAGACTCCCACTTGACGACGCGGGATTGAGCGCCTGATGTGTGAATCAGGCCGAAACCGCCGAGGTAGTACCAGGCCACACCTCTTGACCGGCCATAGTCCGTTGGGATTTTGCCCCGAATTTCTTCGGGAATCGCCAGCGCCTCGGCCACCGTGTCCTCGCCCAGCACGAACATCCAGCTGGATTTGGCGTTATTCCATGCGTCCGCCACCCGGAAGGTGAAGGTCGTGGAATCTACTGCGCCACCCTTCGCTACGTGGGTCTGCTCTGTGAAGCGAACTCCCTCATAGCGACCGATCTCGCCGTTCATAATGAACCCGAAGCCGGTCTCGACGTACTGATGCACGGCCTCAAGGTCTGAGCGCAGGGTGCGGTACGTGGTTGGATGGGAAATGGCGTAGTAGTCGTCGGCCATATAGGGCGGAATGTTCCGCTCTTTCATGCCGTCAACGATTGCGCCGATGTGGCCCTTGCCCAGTGCGACGTTGTTTGTCACCGTGCAGCCGCCCTCTTCGAACGTGACAGCTGTCGTGCTGGTGCCGGAAGTCGGCGCCACTGTCAGATCGGTTAGGTTGAACTGGTTGAAGGCGGAGCCATCGAGTGTTTTCTTGGCGTCGTTCTTCAGGACCTTGTGGATGATCTCGCTCACCGGCTGCTTGCTGAGGTTATCCAGCTTGCCGCTGTACGGAACTGAATTACCGTACTCGGTGATCGTCAGGGTGCCCTGAGTGATCGTGTAGTTTGTCTCAGGCATAGCAACCTGTTCATCAAGCGAATCTCCGCCTGTCGCAACGTCTGAGTAGACGTTCCACGAAAACAGTTCACCCTTGCCCAAACCCTTGTCTGTGGCGTCTTTCGCGTCACAGAAATTGCGGAATCGAACGATCGGCTGCAAAGCAGTCCGCATGACGTTCGTCAGCTCGTCGGTGTACATATAACCACCGAGGGCGCTTACCGCCCATAATTGACCAGCCATAATAGCTCCTAAAAGGCTCAGCAGGAGCTCGGGACTGGTTAGCGCGGGTTAGCCGGGTTGGCCTCTACCTTTACGCAGGTTTGACACGAACTCCTTATTGCTCGGAAATGCTGCATTAGCATCTGGCGGCGGCGGTGTTCGTCCATGCGCTTCATTAAGAGGGGAGACTACGGTACGGCGCTTCATCGCGAATCGCTGCCCCAAGTCCTGTTGCGGTGGCTTCGGTGGCTGCTTATGCAGCGGCACTGGGGCCTTATTAGCAACTGGTAGCTGGGGCGTGGATTCGTATCCTGGCGGGGCTTCGCGGGAGCCGTAAACGTCCTCTCGGATTCGCTCACATGCTTCTCGCGTCACTTCTGCCAGTGGTCTGCCGATCATCACAGGGTCTTTCGCTACAGCTTGGACCATGCTCAGAGCGGCCTCCCTGAGCACCGGAGTATCAAGGTCCCGGAACTCATTCAGAAACACCGCATTAGCCTCTCTTCGAGCTGTCTCTGCTGCTTGTGCTGCTGCGTTGGACTGCCCCGAAGGCTGGACCGCCGGCACTGATGCCCTTGCAGCCCTAATAGCTTCCGTCTGGATTGAGGTAAAAGCACTTGCGAGCTTTTCCTCTGCTTCCTCGCGGTCGCCACTGTAAAATGCCTCTGTCACTAATCGCGACAGTGCTTTTACATCTGCTGTGCCCCCCGAAGCGTCGGTATCTGATGGCCCCGTTGTCCCCGTAGCACCTTGAGCCGGGGGCTGCCTACCTTGTTCGAGGTTGGCAGCGCGTTCGCTAAGCTGAGACTCCCAGTTCCGAAGTGACGCCTCGTAGGTGGCCACTCGTTGCAGGCGAATATCAGCTGCCCTTGCTTTCTGGTATGCGGTCAAGCCACCTGCGGCGTTTACCTGTGCCGTGGGAACCTGCTCCCGCATTCCATAGACTGTGATGGTAGTCATTTCGGCAGCTGGGTCAATCCCTGCCGGCAGATTATTTGGCGCCGATGGCCCCTGCTGTTGCAGCGTTTTAGGCGTGGTCTGGATTGTCGGCGCCTGATTTCCAGTGTCTGGTGGCTCACCTTCCTGCGCGTAAGGATCGGGGCCACCGCCAGCCTCTGCCACCATGCGGGCATATTCAATGCGCTGTGCCGGCGTCATTTCTGCCAGGTCATCACTGATTTCCGCGTTTCGCCCGGTCTTGGCCTTGCCGTAAATTTCCTCGAGGCTGGTTTTTGGCGGTGGTTCAGCTGCTGGCATATCGCTGGCTTTGGGTGGCGCCCCATTGCCCCGACTGCTCTCGCTATGCTCTGGCTCGGCGTACTGGCCTACGCTCTGGCCATCGCTTATGTCCCGGTGCTGGACCGGCTCGCCCGGTGTAACCACTTCGCCCGGCGTACCGGCAGCCGCGCTGTTTGTGTCCTGACTGACTGGCGTGTTCATAGCTCTGTGTTCTCCTGTTCTCGAGACATCTGATCATAGGCAAGTACCTGCGATTCAGCGGCCTGAGCATCTTTGAATACCGAATTGACCGAGGCCACCGCTCTGAAATTGGCCTGCATATCCTTGTGAAGCACCACCAGCTCGTCATCGTGTGCCAGGCGGGCAATCGTTGGCGCCTCAGTGATGCGGTCAAAAAATTCAGCGACGGTTCGCCACTGGTCCTGAAGTATGGCCTTGATGGCGTCGTTGTTAGCCAGCTCGTCCTTGACGCGCATGGCCTTATTGATGACCTTGAAGAGCTCAATTTCAGGCTCAGACTTTAACGCATTGCGTAGCTCGAGCTCGAGGGCATTGTCGTCATAAATCGGTCCAATATCGCTGTCTACGTCTTGTGGCAC